CACCAATGCGACGAGGTCTACGTATCACGACGTCTCACACAACTCTGGATGCCAGCTCTAAAGAAACTCGCCCCTAGCCGCTTCACCTTGAAGGGCGAGACGATCAAGCTCCGACGAACTCGGGATCCTGTGAAAGACCGCCACGACGCCATGCTATATTCAGCGGACTTAAGCGCAGCGACAGATTGGATCCCTCACTCCATTGCCCGCAAGGTTGCCCGGGTCATCAACTCCTCCATCTTCGAAAAGACGAAGAAATGGGACTCCGTGGCCGACATCATACTGGGTAAGCACCAAATCTGGGACCATAACGGTTCACACTCCGAAGAATGCGAACCATGGACCAGACAGGAGCTCATCAACCAGCAGATCGTCGAAGACGCCGATCCTCTCATCGAACTAGTCGAAGAAGAGGGCATGAGCGCCAAAACCTCCCGCGGGATTCATATGGGCTTGGGACCAAGCTGGATCGTGCTGTCACTACTGAACATGGCGGCGGCCGAGTACGCGTGCGGGGATCGGGGTGCCTACCGAGTGTGCGGCGACGATCTGATCGGACTGTTCACACGCACAGAGCGAGAACGATATGTTGCATTCCTAGAGGGACTAGGCCTCAAGGTCAACGGCAGCAAATCATTCTACAGTTACTCTGGCGTATTCTGTGAACAGCTAGTCGTCCGAACAGGTCCGGACACCGCCGAGTCTTACGACGTCGGTCACCTGGCTGAGTATGGAGCAAGCAAGTTCGTTGCAGGCAAATCAGGAGACATTTATGCCGCGGCCGAAGGGTTGAGAAAACTCATCCTCCGACCGAAGCGAGATGTCCCTAAGATGCTGCGGCGGCTTGCAATCACTCGACTCAGACTTATAGGTTCACGACTCGGAAAAGTCAGCGGGCCAATCGCCTTCGGTGGGAACGGTGGTCTCAGCTCAGACCCGCGTCTTCTAATGTTCGCGCTAACTAATTCAAAGATTAGTACGCACAGACGAAAGAAGACGCCGTACGGCGCCAGCTTGCATGATGCAGCGATACCTCAGAGCGAAATGGCTCCAGGGGTAAAGCATGTCACGCTAAATGACGCCGCGGTCTTCCTAGCTGAGGTGCACCGGACCTACCTACTAACACAAGGTAGACACCCCTCGCCGCCAAAACCGCTTAAAGAAAAGCAGTATCAGCGACTCGCACGCGGCCACAGTACGCGTGTTACACCTAGCATCGAACAAGTTCGTCAAGCATCTTTGACATTGAACTCAAAGACTAAGAACTTTGTTCGGTATGTGCTCGGTCGTAACGGCGTCGGTGAACTCAAAAGGGAGAGTGCATCCAGAATCATGGGCTTCCTGGCTCGGCAGCAGAATACACTATGTGTACCTACTCCAGCTCTGGGGAAGATCCTCCTCGAGATGCAATTACCACACGGATTTGACAAGGTAACCCACTTCCTAGCGCAAGTGGGCGACGGCTCCAGGAGCCGTCAAGACCAGGCGTAAACACCT